GACGTCGATGACGACCTCTTTGTCGAAAACCGCGTCCGGATCGCTAGAAAGCCGTCGCCAGGCCCTGAGCGCCTCCTCCCAGATGTCACCCTGCGGCGCGTACGGACGCCCTCGCAAGAACTCGAATGTCTTTTCATCCGGCGCAACCATGCCCATCTTTGCAGCAAGCTCGATCGAGAGATTGCAGATCGTCAGCCGTCCCTCGATCGGCATGTCGCGAATGGCGTTGCCGGCATATTCGACGGCATAGCCGGTACCGCCGGCTGTACCGACGTGCCCGATCAACGCCAGGATGAGGTCCTTGGCAGTGACGCCAAGTGGAAGCTTGCCTTCGAACTTCACGCGCATGGTTCTCGGCCGTCGCTGAATGAGTGCTTGCGTCGCCAGGACGTGAGTGAGCTCGCTGGAGCCGATCCCGAATGCCAAAGCGCCAAGCCCGCCATGGGTGCAGGTATGGCTGTCGCCACAGACGATCAGGCAGCCTGGAAGACTCAAGCCAAGCTCGGGCCCGATGACATGAACGATACCTTGTCCCGGTTGGTCGATGTCGAACAGTTCAATGCCGCTGGCCGCGGTCTCGACGCGAAGCGCAGCGAGCAATTCCTGCCCGATCTTGCTGGTGCCGGCGCGGCCATGCGCGGTGGAGATGGCATGATCCGGCGTCGCGAATGTCAGCTCCGGATTGTGAACCCTGAGTCCTCTGCTCTTGAGATCAAGCAGCCCTCGCGAGCCACCGAGATCGTGAAGCAAATGGCGATCGACATGAAGGAGATCGGTGTCCTCGCTCACGCGAGCGATGACGTGCTGGTTCCAGATCTTGGCCAGCATCGTGCGGCCTGGCTTTCCCAAGGCAATCCTCCCTTTGGCTTCTCAAGGCCGGCGACATCAGCCGCTAACCGCCGCTTTGCACGGCTTCTGGTTAAGGCATTCAGTCTCTATCAAAGCATGCCGGACCGCCGAGGCGCCAGAGCAGATTTGGCAACTCAGAACGTCGGTATTTGCGCCGGCTGCCTTGGTAGCGACGTTGGGTTTACTAAGAGGCAGCCTGACCACCCACCTGCGCCTTGCCGAACGCGCCGGCCTTTGCGAGTACCGCGATGCGGGCATCGTCGTAGCCAAGTGTATTGCGCAAGACATCTCTCGTGTGCTGCCCCAACAGGGGAGCCGCCACGGGATCGATCGGTGGCGTCAGCTGCATATTGAGCGGCGTTTCGATGTTCGGCACTGAGCCCGCGGTAGGATGGGATATCTTGCTGACACGGTGCCGCTCGCGGGCTTCGGGTGCGTTAAAACCCTGCTCGACCGTTCGAAGATAGCCAACGGGAATATTGGCCTTTTTCATCTTGGTCATCCAGCTTTCGAGTTTGTCGCCTGCAAAGACGCCGGCAATAATCGCGCGCAATGTCTCCTTGTTGGCCGAGCGGTTCCTGCGATCGGCGAATCTGGGATCGCTGATCAGATCCGGGCGCTCGAGCACTTCGGTGACCAATCGGCGATAGAGCCGGTCGTTGGCACAAGCCATGTAGAGCGGCCCGTCGGACGCTTCATAGACGCCGACCGTCGGCGAACCGTTCGGAGAATTTCCGAAGCGGCCGGGATTTGTACCATTGATCAGATACGCCATGCCGTAAAATCCCGTCATCGACATTGCAATATCGAACAGCGCGACCTCGACCTGCTGGCCCTTCCCGAGCCGGTCGCGCGCAATCAGCGCCAGCAAAATGGCGTTGCAAGCCGACATTCCCGTCGCCATGTCTACGATCGGCGGCCCCGTTCGCACCGCCGGTCCGTCGGGAAAGCCGTTCAGGGACATGAAGCCGCTCTCGGCCTGAGTGATCGGATCAAAGCCCGGGCGAGACGCGAACGGACCCCTGCGGCCATAGGCCGAAATCGAACAATAAACCAGACGCGGATTTGAGGGTGCAACCGAGGGATAATCGAGGCCAAACTTCTCCATCACGCTCGCCGAGAAATTTTCGACCACCACATCGGCCTTCGCGATCAAGTCGCGCGCCACCTTACGCGCTTCGGGTCGCGTCAAATCGAGAGCGATGCCACGCTTGTTGCGGTTCAGGCTGAGATACGCGGCGCTTTCCCCGCCGATCTCGGCGTGCTCATAGGCGCGCGAATCGTCTCCTCCCTCCGGGTTCTCGATCTTGACGACCTCCGCGCCGAAATCGGCCAGAGTTTGCGTGCATGCCGGGCCGGCAACAACGCGGGTAAAATCGACCACCAACATGCCGTTGAGGGCGGTCGGAGCGTCCTTCGCGCGAGGTAAGCGTTCCGGCAACGGCACTCTGGCGGTCATGATGAGACGTTCCCTCGCAATCTCTAACAGGCGGAGTTTAGGGTCTATTCCTGTGGGACCACAAGGGCTCGCCGCCGTTGACCTACTCTCAATGCATACCGGGCATTACCTCTCGTCGATATCGGCGTCCAATTCAAAAAACAAAAAAGCCCGGTGGCATCGGCCACCGGGCGAAAAAGCTAAGAATCGCATGCGTTGATGACCAGGCTGCCTGGCTGTCAGATCCTGTAGTGTGTGCTGTGAACCATCCTCCTAATCACATCGAGCGCCCCTGATCTGCTTGCGCCAATATAGCGTATGAGGCCAGCCCCAAGGCTCTCGGGGACGGTAGAGCCGATAGCCGGCCTTGATGAAATTGTTGGCCGAGGCCACGTTGTCGGTCGTGTCCGAGACGACTGAAGACCATCCGTTTCGTCGCGCTCGCAACTCCAGCGCGCGCATGAACCGACATTGCAAAGAATGGCCACAGTGGCTCCTAGTCACCCCCACACGACAAAAATATCCTGCATTGTCGGCGTACATCGAAGGTACCAGACCCGCAAACCCGACGGGGACGTTCCCGTGATACGCCAGCCACCAATGACCCCGATCGAATGGCGGCAGCGGGGCGCTCTCGAAGAATGTCAGCCGATGCAGGTCGCTCAGCGCGTCCGAGAACTCTTCGTCTCCTCCGTCAACCTCACGTATCCGATAGATGCGCCGCATGCCGTTGGCTCGCCTGTGGTCCGGAAAATTGCGCCTGGTTCCAAGAGGCAGCCGGGTTCACTTGCCAAGCACGACTTTGACGCCTAACCAAACTGCGCCGAGAAGCCCGGTCACGATAACGGTCACAACCGCTTTGAAGGTGTAGCTTTCCGCCTGCTCTACGCTCTTGCGCCATCGTCGCAGATGCTGGAGGTCGGCGCGCAACTCTCGCCTATCATCTTCTTCAATGCCAAATGAGGTCAGTGTTGTCGCGACCGCCCGCAGCACGATGGCATCGACGTCATCGCGATGAAACCTTTGCTGTTCGGCGAGTGTCTCCACGACGATCGCCCTGACATCGTCATCTTGCAGAGTCTTCATCGCTTGATAATTCTCGCCACATTCTCAAACGTCCGTTTTCCGAAATAGAACGACATGACGAGTCCGGCCCAAATGCTAACATCGCCCTTGAGAGGAGGCGTCGTCCCAAGACCGAGAATGGTGTCCCAGATGATGCATTTCGCGAAGAACGCCAGCACGATGTAGAAGGCAAGCTTTTCGGGCTCCCAAGGGTGGCCGATCTCACTGGCTCTAAGCTGGGTCAACGCCTGCATCTCCGCGGTCTGCGCCGCGATTTCGCCGGCGGCCAGGTCTGCGGCAATCTTGCTGTCGACGTTGGCAGCCTTGAGCTTGGCTTGATATGCATCGAACAATGCCTTGATTACGGGGCCGCCAAGAAAGCTCAGAATCGTCATCCACATTTCAGTCAGCCTTCTTCAGCGATCTCAGCCGAGCCAGGATCGTCATCACCGATATGCCCAGAAGAATGCGTCCCGTGGTTTTTGCGTCGCCGATTGCCGCGCTGAGTTGATCCCTCAGAGTCGGATCGCCGAGCGCATCGCCGATGTTGTCGATGAAGGCCATCGTGCTGCCGGCAATCGCCAGCGCATATCCCCACGCGATCGTCGTGGAGTGGAGACAAAACGCCTTGATCCTGCAGATCATCGGATCGCGGCCTTCAGTGAGGCAGCTTTCGTCTCAAGCGATTTGGCGAAGGTTTCACTACCGACGACCAATTGGGTGATTCTGTCCTTGAGAAACCAGCAAGCGGCAAAGCCGGCGGCAAACACAACCGCATCAAAGAACGTCCACATGCTATCTCCTTTTGAATATGCTCGAGAGGAAGGCGGCAATGAACGCGCCGATCGAGCCTTTCGACGGGTTCCCGAGAGAGGGTTTGGTGGTCGTGCGAGACGACGGAATTTTGGGTCGTTCCCACTGTGCGGATGAAGAAGCCGGCGTCTTCGCGTTCGTGAAGCTGATAGTGGGGTCAAGCGCCATCATCGTCATGAGCAAGCCCGCGCAACCGAGTTGGCTATCGACGACGTCAGGATCGTAAACGCCGTCGCGCACATATTTGCCCGACTTGTACTGATCGGTGCCGGACCAGACGTAGGGAGATGGTCGCCCCCGTGCCGCGTAACCCAGGCCGTTATACTCCTCGAGCTTGGTGAGAGCGGCACCGAGGCTCCAGTCCTTGTTGCGAGCCGCATGCGGTGAACAGTTCACCAGCGCATCGACGGCGGCTTCCTCCCACGAAGCAAATGGACCCCGGCCCGCCGGGACATGGATTGAGACCTTGTTCCAAGGATCGCCCTGCGCCAGCGAGCCTGACCAGTTTTGCGAGCACTCGCGCTCGTGGATGACGGCGATGATCGGCCAAGGGACGCCGGTTTTTGCCGAGACAGACTGGTATTTCTCCTTGGCAGCCTGCGAGACCAGGCGCTTCGCCACTGCGGCAAAATTGCGGATCACCTTGGCCGCAGCCCAGCGGTGAGCATTCGCGGCCCGGAGGGCAACGAGGTCGGTCATTGAGAGCTCCGGAAATGAAAAAGCCGCCCGAAAGGCGGCTTGATGGATCAGAGGTTGTAATGGTAGCAAGGCTAGATGTGGAACATCATCGCCCGCATTTTTCGAATTTGGACGCAGCGCGATGGCGCATGGCATCGCGCCGAAAATCCAACTCAAATGCGTCGCTATACGTCAAATGGCTGGGAATATCGCCGCGCCACGCCAGAAGAAGAATCCGCTCGTGCCGAAGAGGACGCTTGGTGAGCTGGATTAGAGAACCCGCAGAATTTTGTTGAGAACGATCGTCGGTGGCATCTTGTTGACGGCCGCCTGCGATGCATTCGTTGAAGTGACGCTTGCGGACCCTCCAACTGTCAGGTTAGCGTTATTCGACCATGTGCCGCCGGGGGCGACCTGGGGGATATGGACTGTACCACCGCCGGTGATGCTTGCACCAAAATCGCTAATGGTGTTGTTTGCGGAAGGAATGCCCCCAGTCGACGAAGTCGCTGTACCGCTAATAGTGCCGCTCGATGGAACGCCGGCAGGGATTTGATTGGCAGCGAGCGAGACAGTTTCGGCGCCCCCCGTTGCACCTATCGTCGTGCCGGTGATGCTTGATCCGCTGCTGGTCAGCCGAGATGCTGCGCTCCCGCCCATGTCGTCTTTGCCGGCGATCACGCGCCCCCGCAGATCCGGCACGTTGAACGTTGTGCTGCCGTCTCCCGTTCCGAATGTCGTGCTGACCATTGAGAAATACGACGCATAGGTTATGCGGCTGATCGCTTGGCCGAACGGCAACACGAAATTCGAGTTAGGGGCGGTCGCTCCCGTGTAATCAATTATGCCTCCGAGCGGGATCAAATATGGACTCGCACCATAGAAGCCCCGCAGGTAGAATGCCCCGTCGCCGTTGTTGTAGGCCGCAACGTAGGGCGTGCCCTGGATGATCGTCCCTGCCAACAACTCCGTGTTCGGAGCGGTACGCAGCGGCTTTGCGCCGAGCGAATCCACGTTGAGGGTTACGGTTGCGCCGTTCGTGACATGTGGGGTGAAGGCAATCACCTGGCCATTGAGATGGGCCAGTGTATCGAAAACCTCATACGACGAAACCGCATAGGCCGTGGAGGTCCCCGTGGTGACGATCGCACCCGCGATGTCATCGCGATATTTCGCCATCGCGGCCATCATCGCTCGCGCGGAATCATTGACGGTCGAGGGCGCCTGCCCCTCCGCCCAGTTGATCGTCGAGTCCACGTTCGCGTTCGAACCCGAGGCCTGCAACCATTTGTAAAGAGTCATCGTTGCTCCCTGAAATGAAAATGGCGACCCATCGGGGCCGCTGCCGCTGTGTCGATTGAGGAAGTCCTTCGGCTAGCCCCTACGATCCAGCTCCAGAAATTGCGTGCAGGGACATGCCGGCGCCCGGGCCGTCAGCAGATTGCGGATCACGCCGGCGGGCACGCCTGGATTTTCCTTCGCCACCGTTCCGGCCCGCGTGTCGATGATGGCTTCGATTTCGGCGCGAATCTGCTTGATACGATCCTCAAGTGTCGCTGCGGGCGTCGGCTTCATGCGATTGCATTCCTTCGATTGGGTCAGATGGCGTCAGTGCCTCCGACAATTTTCGCGTGGCGGCCGCAGCGTCGTTCTGCGCGCGGCGGAGCGCCCGCTCGCGCTTTGCCTCGTGTTCGGTGACGAACACCTGCAAATCGTATGGCAACGACTTGAATTGAAGCTTGCAGCCGTCCGGCCACGACCGCGGCGGCGCGATATCGGCGACTGCGCTGATCGCGGCGGCGGCAGCGCCTCCCAGCGTCGGGTCTGCTAGTCCGAGCGAGGTATGAAGCTTCGAGATATCCTGAATCGCCGGCCAGAGCCGGTCGATGCCGAGCGCGGCGCAATCCTTGACAAAGCCCGCGACGATCGCCGGCGCCGCCGGACAGAACGAAGCTCCGTTCAACTCGCACCACCGCGCAAAGACGGGCGCGGCGCGAAAGCGCGCCTGCGCCAGCGCCGCCAGCACGGGATTGATCATCGCCTGGCTTTGCGCAGCGCCTTGTGTACGTTGCCCATCCTGCGTCGCAATTCCATCAGTCGCACATGCCGGCGCAAGCTGTGGCTGCCGGAATCGATCTCGCCGTGGAGTTCGCCGTCGAAACGTTCCAGGGCCGCGACACGCTTCTTCGCGCCATAGAGAGCAAAATTGTCGGCCATCCTGTCAGACGACATCGGTTCGCCGTAAAGATTGCCAGTGACGGATTCGGCGCGTTCTATGAAGTCACGGTCATCGGACATGGAGAATTTCTCAAATGCTGGATGGGCTGCCCGGAAGACGACGGTCAGTAGGGCGGAAAGAAGATCGGCGGCGGGGTCCGCAGCTCCGGTCGATCGACCTGCTGCGTTGCCGCTGGCTGGGACTGCGGAGCAAGACGAGTTGCACCGGTGCCGGCGACCACGTTCATCTCATCCATTGGATAGCCGCGGATTTGATTATTGAGTTCGATCCGCATCTTGGCGTCCGGCTCCAGCAGCCAGCCATACGGGGCGTATCTTTCGTTGGCTTTTGGAAATATCCCCGTACCGTAGCCATCCGTCACGACATACAAGTCATTTCCGTCCCTCACGATCGAACGAAAGACATTTCCTGGATGGAGAAGATGGCCGGGCTCGGTGGTGTTCACGATGGTCAATCGATCCGGATCGACGTGTTGGCGGACGGGGCCTATGCCCGGAATATCGACAATCCCGCCATCGACGCTGGCCGCGCTTTGGAACGGAGTGGCGTGGCGAGACAACGACTCGAATGCCTGCTCGGGCGTGACGCCACCGGCCACGCTGCCGATCCACGTCTTGGCAGAGTAGTGGTGCGGGCCAGTCGGCAGCGTTACTTCCGTCCCGCCGGAAAAAGGCGGCACTCTGCGAACAGGCGATTGCGTGACGGTGTCCAAGGCGGACTCCCCTTGTGATCTGATTGCGATGTTGGGTGCTCTCTGCGCGAGTGACCGCAGGTGAAAAACGGCGCGCTACGGAGCGCGCCTGAAAAGGCGGCTACAACCGGCGACGATCAGGATGGGCAGAACATTCGTGACCGCAAAACTCGAACCAACGACTAGGTCGTCGCCAAAGCCCGGGCGAATTTCGCCTGGCCGGTGGCCAAGACCGAAAACGCAGCCCAGGCAACCAGAAACAGGACATTAGCGACGAGCAAAAACAAAGCGAAATGGACGGCGTCCGAAACTCTCAGTCGCAGCAAATCAAACGCCGGCATCAGTATCGCGGCGAAAACCAAACAAGCGAAATGAAACACTGAAAACAATATCGCATATGTGATGTAAAACAGAGGCGAGATCATGCCGAACGAGGCAATGATGCCGACCGCGGCAAGGGCAATCGCCTTGATCAAGATGTCAAGGAAGTAAGTCGCTATCCATTGCAGCGGACCAAAACCCATCAACTGGCTCGCATAAACCGAAAACCCTCGGGTTTATAGATTGGAACAAAAAGAGAACATTGTCAATGCCCGTTCCAGATGCATTTCCCTCGGCTACTCAAGACCTGCCGGATGTGCGCGCGCGATAAAGCGCAACCGCGTCCTTGATGTCGCCCGAGGCAGAAAGCCGCGAGCTCAATGTTCTCAGATCCGAGCGCTCGCGTTCAGCGCGCGTGACGGCCGTTCCCGGCCGCTGCACCGGAGGCACCTTTCTGGCGACGGCCGCGTCCTTCGCCTTCATCATCAGGCGATATTTGCCGGCGTCGTACATCATGCGTTGAAATATTGCATTTCGCATGAGCGGCTCGGTGTTGAACAAATGATTGAGTTCCGCAGGTTCGATTCCGCTTGCTTTGGCGGAGGCCATGATCTCGGCGACGACCGCCTGTTGCGTTGCTTTGGGCTCGTCCACCAACATGTCCTCGAGCCGCGCGTCCTCGGAGCGCGCGAACCGCTGGAAGTTCTGACGCGCAAGTTCGGCCTGCCGACGACCCTCCTGCTCCTGCCGCGCAAGCAACTGGTCCGAAGAGGCAATGAGCGACTTGACCTGGACGAATCTGGCCGGGTCCTGTCGGGACATCAATTCGAGCGCACCGGGCAGGTTCTCGGGCGCAATCGCAGCGAGTTCGGGAAACTGACTGAGAAAGCTTATCTGTGCGATCTGTGTCGCTGCCAGCAATCCATCGCGATAGCTCTGCCTCGCTTTCTCCACTTCACCAATTCGTTCCTCGATCGCCTGCAGCACCTGCGGGTGCTGCAACGCTTTTGCGAGCTCGGGGTCGAGTTTCGGCGAAGACGGATCAGTGCCGGCTTCGGCGGAGTTTCCGGACTTGCTGGCCTCGTCCACCGGCTCGCCGGACGCTTCGCCTTCTTCCGGCAACTCAAATCCATAGAAGTCAGCCGCATCCGGGTCGTTCGCCGCCGCCTGGGCGCGCAACGCATCGACTCGCTCGGCAAGCGATTTTGAACTCTCGTTTTCGGCCACAACTCTTTCCGCCGCCACGACATCGGCATAATCACGCGCGGCGCGCGCCAGCGTTATCGCTTCATGCTGCGGTGCCGGTTCACCGCTTCCGTCGAGGTACCCTCTCACAACAACGGGATCCGACTCGGTGGAATGCCGCTCGGCCGCCTCGCGAAGTGAGGTGCTGTCGCTGCCTATCTCCTGTTCCTCCCGCTCTTTGTGAGAGCCCGGCATCGCCGCGTAGCCCGCATTGGCAAGATCAAAGGCGGCGCCGGTTAGCGCAAGATCGGCATTGCTCGTCATTTAAAGCTCCAATGGCGCAGGCTCGTCGCGACACAGCGCGGGTCAACGCGGCACTTGCTGAAATGGGTGTCGTCTAATCCGGAGAAGGCAAGTAGCTTCGCAACCCTCCGTCGGGTTCGAATGATTGCGGATCCCGATAACTATCGAACGGGGCCATCAAGCCTCCTCGTGGAGCTCTCGGGAAACCTCGGTTGCGGCCCGATAATCCACGGCCTTGTAGCCGTTGATCTCAACGACCGCGCCAGGTGTCCGTCGTTCAACATCCTGCGCCATCAGTCCGATGTGATACGCGGGGGCTCCCTTGTAGCGATAGCGATAGACCGGCGTTCCGTCGAACAGGGCGCCGACAACAGCCACGTCTTCCTTCAGTCGGCGATCAGAAAACTTTGCCAAGCCCATCAGGCCGCTTCCGCCCTTGTCGGAAGTCGAACCGAGCAAATTGCCGATCCCGCTGGCGATCGTGGCGAATTGCTGAGCCCCCGACATTTGCTGCGTGCCGGTGGAGGTACCGCTGCTCTGTGTACCGAGGCCAGCAATCGGCGCGCCGATCTGCGCCAGCAGGCCGAGCGCCTGGACCGGAATGCCGCGGCGCTGCGCTTCTTCCGCCAGCGTGGCATTGGCGCCGTAATTCTGCGCGTCAATCGCGGATTGCGCGGCGGATACGCCCTGCCCCTGATTGGCGAGGTAATTCTGTTGAAAGCCGGCAAGCGTGTTGGCCGTAGTGTTGCCGGCGCCATAAAGCGAATTCGCCGCGCCGAGCTGGTTGGCGACATCCTGGTTGTATTGCGCAGCGATCACTGGCGCCTCGCCTTGCGCGATGCCACGAGCAAGCGCCTGTTGATTTGCTCCGCTGAAGTCGCGGCCTGCCGCCGCGAACTGACCATTCACCTGGTTGGTGACATCGCTCTGGATTTGCGCAAGCTGCGCAGCGAGCGCCGGATTGTTTCCGATCATGCTGCCATTGGCATAGGGCGTCAGCTGGCTCTGATAATTCACAAGGTTGCTCTGCACATTCGGCGACTGCGCATTGGCGGCACCACCGCCGAGCAGCGACTGGGCATAGCTGCCGATCTGGCCGGCATAGGGATTGCCCTGCGCCGCACTGGCCTGCAGCGCGTTAAGTGCGCCGGTTTCCGCCGACGTCAGGCCGGTATTGTCCAGGTTAGTGCCGATCTGACCGAGAATATTTTGCAGCATCGGCTGCGCGGCCGCCCATGGCGCGGTCTGCGATTGCTGGGTTTGCGTGGTTGTGGATTGTCCGCCCATAAAGGTCCTCGTTCAATTGAAAATTGGTGGTTGAAGCACGCGCCGGCAGGCGCCGGGGCTCGCAGCGGTCGTCAGCAAATACACGTGAGCTAGAACCGGAATCTGCAACGGATCCCTTGCAGCCATGTCGGCCTAGCGCCAAATTCCCTCCCGTACCCGAGCTTGGCGAGCCCCTCTGCAAGACGCGTCGTCTGATTCATCAAGAGCGGTGCACCACGCGTGCGAGACGAGACAGCAACCATGGGCGACAAATCTCTGAGGCCGCTCGCATCTTCGCAACGGCCCACCCCGCTAACATCTCGGACGGCGCAAATCGTCAAGAGAACGATCATCGCCCTGTGGGTATTTTGCGCCTTGGTGATCCCCTGTTTTTTCCCGCTTATCTCGCCCGAACCTCAGAGTTGGTGGAAAACAACCGGAATAATTCTCTTCGGACTGAGCTGGTGCGTGCCAATTTGCGCTCTCTTTATTATCCTTCTCAATGAGAATCCTCAGCAGCCCCCGCAAGCGAAATGGACCAAATTCGTCGTTCTTGGAGTGCTGCTTTCGTGGTGGAGCAACCGGCATGACGCTTCATGAGGGTCCGAGAGGAACTCTCCCACCCCTATTGAGAAGTTTGTCCGCCGAGGATTCGTCTCGCGCCCTCCAGCACGGCCGGGCCATAAGGAAGACTGCGGCGAAGGACGGGCCATGCTTTCCGCAACCACTGTCCGGCGGGACTGTCGGGAAAAGCGTTCTCGACAGCTTGGACGGCCGTACCAGGCAGCACAGCGTCGGTCATCAACCTTGTTCCCAGATTGCGGAACGCCGCGCTCGCGCCGCCGCGGGCCGCGCCCTGGCCGATCGCCAATGCGCCTTGGCCTAAAACGAGAGGAGCCATTTCCCCGATGGTTTCCGCATAGCGGCCGCTCGTGCTTGTGGGCTGATGAAACTTTCCAGTGATTCTCTCTTCAATGAATCTCCTGATGCTCTCCGGAGTCGCGGCCGCATTAATATTCGGTGGCGACGGAGACGGTTTTGGCGGGCCGCTGACCGCATTGAACGCGGCATCGATGCCTTTGTTAACAGCGTGATGCGCCCAGTCCAATGCCTGGAAAGGTGTACCTACCAGCCCAATCGTGCCGTTAATCACGCCGGTACCAGCCGACTTCGCGATGTCAATCGGGTCGGGCGGGGGCGCCGCCATACGAGAGAGGTTGATCACACCGCGTGTCAGTCGCGACGCGGCAGCCTCTCTCGCGTGCTGCGCCTGGTCGGCTTCGTATTGCGCTTGCATCTGCTGGGCCGATGCGGGCGGCGGCGGAGCGGTACCAGTTCCGGCATTGGGCTGATAACGGTTTTGCTCCGCTTGCAATGTAAGCAGTCTGCCGAGCAACCCGCCTGCCGCGCTGCCATAGCTGTCCGGCTCGTATGCAGGCGCGTTGTTTGGAGCATCGTTGGAGTTGGCACCCGGTCGAACATTGGCTTGCTGAGTCATCGCGGACAACATGCCGAGTAAACCTCCAGCAGCCGCATCGTCCGCCTTCGTCGAAAGAGCTTTCGTTACAAGGAATGGACTATAGGCCGGGTCGTTATAGGGATTGTGCTCGGGAGGATCGACTTCATGCAATCGGGGCGGATCACCAAACGGATTCGCTGGATTCGAAGGGCCAATAATGGATGGATTGTCAGTCCACTCAGATAGAGTACGTCTCAATCGGTCGGGTATACCCGCTCCCATGATCGCAAAATTAGGTCGCTGATGGAGTTCCTCACTGGAAAAGGCCATGTGTTTTCTCATCTTGAGCCAAACCGAGCGTGCGTACGCTCCAAACCTTGACGAAGCTTGCTGAGGTGCCTTACGTGGGCGCTACCGAGATACGTCGGCCGAATACGTCTCTTTGCTCCGGAGACTGCTACGGATCACGGATCACTGGGTGGTAAAAAGATATCCGTGCCGCGATCGCATCAACCTCGTCTTGGGTTTGCGGGTATGCCTCGTAAACGATCCTTGTTTTGATTGTGCCGGCATTGTGCCTTGGGTTCCAGGTCCAGTAAGTGTCCCGAACCGAACCGGTCCCTTCAAACTTTCTCCGCAAAATATTTCTGACGAAGATGCTCTGGGGAGGCCATTCGGCCAACGGATCAGCGCCTCTCGCTGCGTAGAACTCGCGGCGGACGTCCTCGAATATCTTGTACCCTTCTAGATACTCACGAGGCGCGTCGGAGCATGGTGCAATCTCCAAACGCTTGGGTCCTCCATCTTTTGCCACCGCAAGTGACGGACACCAGGGCGGTTCAATCGAGTAGCCCCATGCGACAATGGAGTTCGCCAATACAAAAGTCTGCTCTGACGCAAAAAGGAGAAAGTCGGCGCAAGCCAACAAGCAATAATCGTAGATGACGACCGTTGCGTGCCGGTCTCGAATTAATTCGGCGAGATCGATGCCAGTGAGGATGTCACCTCCGGGACTTCGAACGACAAACAGGCCGCTATCCTCGAGAGATTTGACCGCTGAGTAATCCTGTCGAGGGGCTAGCCTCCCATCAAAACACAAGACCCGTTTGTCCGGCGAAAGCGCCATCGGCCGCGCCACATCGCCGCGACAGTAATCAGCAGCACGGGTGTATTCGCTGAAGGCCGGTTGCTGGGCGCGAACAGCGACCAACGAGGAAAGAAGCAGCGCGGCGGCCGTCCCAATCAAGATACGAAGGAGAATCGTCATGCTTACTCCGCGCGACTTTCTGAAAGCCGTACGTTTGCGGAGAATAGAACAAAACAAGAACTTCGTCAATCTGCAGATCGCGTGATCGTCCGAACCGAGGCACGACCTCAGGCGCGACTGACGTGGGTGACTGGCTCAAATGTTCAAAAGATTTGCATCATACAGACATCTTCGTAGCCGGGCGCGATCAGGAATCGCCAGCCCGGAGCCAAGCCCAGGTATTTCAGGATTTCTGGACAGCGCTCATGTAAATGAATTGCATGCAGCGGAACAAAGAAATCGGGTGCGTCAGAAAGGTTTCGCCCGACCAAATGTACCATCCCGCCGTTTCTCCCTCGGGTGGGTGACGTAGCCGTTGATGGGAAGACGTCGTGGATCAAAATCTCTGCTAATTCAATTTTCAGAGAGTGGTCGCACACGAGAAACTGCGCGCCGATATTCCCGCAAACGTCCTGTTGCAGGTCAGACAGAGCAGTCATTGCTTGTGCACATCAAGGTTCAGCAACTGACGCGTTTTTCAAGAAATGGCCGCAGTAGATCGGCCGAGGAAACATCGACCGAGCCGAGAGTGCAGTGATCACTCCCACTCGGGCGGTTCCCACTCCGGAGGTTCGTCAGACGCGTTGTCTCCCGGTCGTTTCGGTCGAAACTCGTTATAGCGAGCGAGGACGTTTTCCGGAATCATGCCAGGCGGCGCGCGATCGACAAAATCGCGCTCGCGCCCAACATCCGCGACACCTTCGATTATTTCCGTCGACATAATCTCGTCGAGTACCCGCGACAGCTCTTCGCCTAGACCAAGCTTGAGCAAGATGCGCGCTTTGACTCCGAGGGCCTCCCTTCGAAACCGTTTGGTTCGACGGGCGCGCTCCAAGGCGAAATCGATGCTTCTCAGTGCCTTTTTCGGGTCGTTAATGGAATAAAGGTAGAGCGATGCTTTCCGAATTGCAAAGCGAACGTCATCCGGATTTTGCTCAATCGTTTCATCAAGGATCTGCAATGCTTCATTGTTGCGCGCCGCCAGCGTCAAAAATTCCGCAAGACGCCCTGCGAGAAAATAACGGTCGTTGCTGGAGCCCTGTCGCAGTTTTTCTCCAAGGAGGTCAATCGCTTGGTCAAGCGGAGTTTCTCTGAAAAGACGATCCGCCCAATCGTCGATCTCCTTCATTCGTTCGAGGGAACTGATGGTGACCTCCCAAGCATCCCATGGAGATGGCGCTACCAATCCTAGAACAAACCAAGAACTAGGTCAATGATGATCGACTTTGCCTTCGAGCTTATCGATAGAAATTGCGCCAGGTCTCCTCATCGGCTGGACCCCACTCCGGCGGCTCCGAAGGGTCGGGTTTTCCTCCATTCCTGCGACACATGCGCCACCGGTCCTTGGCGCGATCGAGGCATCCATACAGATAGTCAGGATGGACGTAGTCATCCTTGCGCGCCCAACAGCGACCAGTTTCCTCCGCCATTCGCTTGCCGCAGTAGTCGTCGTTGTCGTCTTCAGAGTTGCGCTTTCCCCCTCCACCCCCCACGCCCAAACGAGCAAGAGGAAGCAACCGCAATATTTGCGTTGCGGTATCCCACCAATCTGGAGCAGCCCGACGCGGAATCGCGGGTACTGTTGGCGCAGAAGGGACCGGTGCCGGATATGGGTCTGTAAATATCTGCGGTCGTCTTCCTAACCGCATTTCCGGTGCCAACTCTGTCAACTGTACCGGCGGAGATGCGCTACCTTGAGCGCCTACTTCTGCGCCAGCCGGCAAGTTTAGTTCACCGCTCCCGTACGAAGCTGGTGAGGCGCTCGACCACGCTCCGTTAACTCCACGAGCATTGGTCGCGCTGAGTGGCGAAGGCACGTTAAGGCGGGAAAGTTGTCTGAAGTTTGGAGCGGTACCAGAAGGCGGCGCGACGCCGCTGGCTCCGCCAACCTGCAGGTTGTCATCGGTGCGCAGCGCCGCGAGTCTGCCCAACAATCCCTGGAGATTTCCTGAATTACCCAGGCGCCAGTCAGACGCAGCCTCGATTAGAGAGAGATCATCGTCACGGCGCACTCGTTGCTGCTGAATTGCCTGCTGTAGCAATGCATCCAAATTCTCCCCGCTTCGATCACCGTAGATCCCCGAATCAATCCTATGTGCATTGCGAAAACCCGTGGCCATCAGTTCAAGTCCTTATCCATGACGAAATGTTGCGCGCGATACCCCTTGAGCACGCGCAGCCAGCCCTTGCGTCCGAAAATGCGAACGCAGCTGCAGCCCTCATCTCTCGCGTAATTTTCGATGCCTGATATCAGTGGCAGCCAGCGCGACATGCCGGTGCCCGCACAGGCTGTGATGACGCAGACTTTGCCGACGTCGGTGTGCTGAAGAACGGTCGACGCCGCAGCATCGAGCGTCGGTCCGCTTTCCTCGTCGCGCACGGCAAGCCACAGCAAAGCACCGCCAGCAAGGATGTCGCGCTCGATGTCGGTGAAAGCCGACAGTCCGGTTCTCGCGGTCGCCTGGCGCAACAGCGGCGCGACTAGCGGCCAGATCTCGTGAACCCGTTTGGGATCGACGCAGACCAGTTCAGCCGACGGCAAGATAGAAGAACATCCGATCGGACTGCGCGTTGTTGGCGTGCGTGACCGTGAATTTCTGCTTGCCGACGATCGAAACATAGCAACCGCCCGCGGCAAGTTCGGCAGCTGCGTGGGCGGTTTTCGGAAAGAGAAACACGGCCGACTGGGGCGCGACCGTCCGAGCTCCGGTGTTAACAGGATCCGAAGGCGAAACCGTAGTCGTCGTGGTGCCGGGTGCGAGCGTCACCACTCCCGTTGCATTGGAGCGCCCGGCAGCCAATTGCTGAATGGCAAGGATGATCTTGCGGAGATCCTTCTCCTCGGTCGGCGGAACATATGTCGTGGGCGATGTGGTCACAGCGCGCCCCCGCCAGCGAGATCGGGCACGACGCCCGCGCAAAAAGTCCAGTTTGTTCCGAGGGGAATCCGCGTCTTGAAGCGCGCATAACGCGTATCTCGCCGCAGATCGACCCGGCCCGTTCGCGCGTTGATGAGTGTTTCCGGACTGACGATCGAGGTCGCCTGCTGCGTGTCGCGATATTCCAGCGAGCCATAAATCGTTGCTGCGTCTGTCACTGGACGGAAACCTCGAATGCTGATCCTGTTCTCGTCAGTGCCCTGCTCGCCGCTTTCCATCGTCGCCTCGAGATTCACGCCCCGGAAGAAGCCAAGCGTGTGCGTCGCATCGAATTGGGCGATCTCCGGTTGAACCGCCGTCGCGTAAGCGTCCAGGCTCAACACCATGGAATCGAGCGAGCCTCCGACGATGCCGCCGGATACATATGCATTGACAAAGCTGGACGTTTGCAAGTCGATGTGCGTGGCATCGATGACAGTAATCGTATAATTCTTGTTGGCTTCTGTCGTGCCGACCACACCAGAAACAGCCTTGATCTGGCCTGTCGACCATCCCGTCGTTGAGGTCACCGCAAGACGAATGAGTCCGGATCCGTTGTTCGCAGCGCCCGTCACTTTGACGGCACCCGGCGCAACCGCGTCCAATGCCTCGAGGGTAGTCCCAGACTGTGAAAGCCCCAGCAGGTACTCTCCGCTATTCGAAACCTGAAAGAACTGATCCAGGGTGCTGTCATAGCCGAGGATCTTGTCATAAAGGGCCGTCATCCCGCCAGCCGACTTGTAGGCCCAATACACACGCGTCGTTCGCGGGTCCGATGCGCCCATGAAGAGTTGCAGGTTTGCCTTGTCGAGGTCATTGCCGAACGTCCTGTCGACGCGTTCACGGCCGATCGGCTCGGGCACGCCGCCCGGCTCGATCTTCTGGAAACCCTGGGTCGAATAAAAGAAGATCTTCTCGCCGGCTCGGACGATAGAATATGGCGCATAGAGCCCGACGCCTTGGGAGACGCGATCAATCTGGAAGATAACCGGCGAACCAGGGACAAAGGCCATTCGCCTGATGGCCTGATCCTGAAAAATCACGCCCGATTGATCGCCGCCCGCGACGCCACGCACGAGGCCGCCATCAGGAAAGTCCTGAAAGTCGGAGCTGTTGCTTCCCGGCGCCCAGTTCGTTGGATCGTCCAAGGCGGACCAATGAATGCGATAGGGATTGTTGAGCAACCCAGAGAGAACAAGGAATCTTCCCACCACTGCGATATAGGCGGCCGGCGGAGGCGATCCCGTTGCCACTCCGAAGGTCGTGGAAGAGCCGCCGAGTACAAAGACCTGCAATGAGACGTTCGCCTGCGTTGCAAAGACCATGCTGCCGAATTGTGCGAACTGCCACTGCGCCGTGTCGCTTAGCCGGGCATAGTCGACTCCACCGGCTGAGACGTCGGTCCAGACATAGCTCGTGTTGTCAAGCTGATAGAGCCGCGTGGAAGTACCGGCAAAAACTGTAACACTCCCGTCTTTGGAATTGAGCGCATAGAACGCTCCACGGCACGCCGCCGGCAACGCGGACGTGTAGCCGGAAAACGATGGAAACGGCCCGTAACCATCGCCGCGGGGGATCACGTTGAGGACGTTCCTGGTCGCCTCCCCTTCGTAGTCGCTGACGTCAGGCCTGTATTGCGCATATCTCAGCAGGGGCATTTATTCGGGCCTCCATCTCGATGAGGACAATGTTGAGATGCCGTCTGGCAGGGACTGCGCTGACTATGACGACGGCGGCGCACCGGCCCATAACCTTCGCCCTACGGGACGCAATCGAGGATATTCCCGCTTGAGCTCGCGCCGTCGTCGCTCACGTCGGGGCGATACCCGGCGGCCGGGATCATGGGCATCAGGCTCGAGCCGCCTCACCGTTGCCGGTCGTGACCAGCTTGACTTCCATCGTGGCGACGCCGTTGGCGACGCTCTCGATAGCTGAGACCGCGCTGGACAGAGCGGTCCACTCCGCGCCGGTGGTCGGAATGATGGCGTAAGCCCGCTGCAAATACATGACCAGCGCCATCGCCTGTTTCTGATCCACGTCTGCTTTCTCCTCACTAGTTGGTTTGCGCGGTCTGCGCTGCCTGGTCTTCGTCTCGCCACTGATCGGCGGTCGCCGCGATCGTTGCGGCGAACTGGGCGAGCGTGAGAGTGTTGGCCGTTCCGGGTCGCTTTAGATCGCGCTCGTGAAGTTGGTCCAGGTGGTGCCGCCGCTCGTGTTGACGTAAAGCCGCGTCGAGGTGCTCGAACCGTCGGTTCGAATATAGAGCGAACCCTGCGACGCCGAGGCGGTCGGAGCGCCTGAACCCCAATACAGGCCGAGGTTGCTTCCGCCGAACAGAATGCGAGCAGAGAGCGAGCCGCCAGCCGGCGTTCCCAACCCGTTCATGAAGCTGACGACGCCGCCGTTGCCACCGGTGCTGCCCCGCGTGATATTCATCGAGGCCACGCCGTCGGCGCGCTCGGCTGCGGTGACGACGAAATCATCCGCGACGCCACCGAGAACTGCCGCCGAGTTGCCAAAGCCGAACATTGCTGCCCCGCCGCGGCGGATAGACATGTTGGCACCCGAATTGGCCGCTGTGCTGCCGTTCAAGGTGATGGAGCCGCCAGCCGAACCGGTGCCGACAACAATTCTATCCGCGACGCCGAGGCCGCCAGCGAGTATGACTGCCGCGGAATTGTAAGCCACAGCGGTCGTGGTGTTGCTGAAATTGACGACGCCCGCGACGTTCATAGCGCCGCCGACGTTGAACGTTCCTTGAATGCCAAGGCCACCGGCAACCGTGAGAGCGCCCGTCGTGGTCGACGTTGAGGCCGTGGTGTTGGAAATCGCCTGGGCGCCAGCGACATTCAAGGCGCCACCGATGTTCGCCGCTCCCGCAACGCCGACACCGCCGCCGACAATCAGCGCGCCGGTGCTAATCGAAGACGACGCCGTAGCATTCGAAATGGTCTGCGCGCCGGACCACGTTTTCGCGCCCGCGATCGTCGCGGCAAGCGTCGTGACGCCCGAGCCCGTGGCCGTCGAAACGTCACCACTTAGCGACGGCAAGCGCGCGGCCGCGAGCGTGCCCGCCGAGATGTTGCCCGCATTCGTGGTATCGGTGAGCGCGGACGCCGCAAGGCCATAGTCGCCAACAACGAACGCGCCGCCGATCACATGCGACGCATCCCATGCCGGCCCATCGATAACGGCGGAAGGATCGTGCGGCGCGCCCGTTACCGTGGAGTGGAGTACGCTAAGAGGCATCTAAAGTCCATGTCGACGTTGGAGCACGATCGGCATCCCAGATGCCGGCCGGTGAACCCATTGAGAACACGCGCTCGCCGTTGAGAAAGGCGTGAGAGAAGACGTTCGGACTAAAGACGCGTGGCGCGCTCTGCTCATCGGTCCAGGTCGATGACCGCTCGGAAACCTTCGTCCATGTCATCGGCACGTCACCATGCGTTGACGCCGCCGGGGCGCACGGTCAGAGGGCCGGCGTTGAACGCGGACGTTTTGCCGAGCTCGTTGAGGTCGCCGAGCGCGCCCACCAGGCCGGTGCCCCACGTCTGAATGCGCCCGTCTTCCTTGATGTACGGCGCCGACTCCATAAGCGCGCCGTACAGGTAAACATCTGGCGCGAGCGCGAGGAGCCAATTGGTGGAATTGGTCGCCAGCGGCGGGACGTTCTGCCGATAGATCATCTCGACCGTGTAGGCAGCGTCGGGAGTCGGCGCGAGCTCGAGTTCTCCGCCGAACACGGTGAAATAACGCGGCTGTCCCGCGACGTCGGCTGTTGCGAAGCGATACTCGTCCATCTGGGTGCCCGATCTGAACTCGAGGCACGGCTTGCCGGTTACGCTCGAGAGACGCACCCTGCGCATCGACTGAAAATCCGAGGGTAGCGAGATAAACTCCGGCTCGCTCGATGCCAGACTGACAACGGTGGTCGATCGCTGTTCCATCTGCCGGACGAACAGTTGTCGATTGAATTTGGCCTCGGCGAGCTGGATGAAGCTCGGAATCCGCGCAATCAGGATCGCGTCCTGGTCACGCGCCAGGTATTCAGTCACTGCGGTTTGCAGCGAGGTATAATCCACGATTTGCGTCACGACAGCTCCGTGATCCAGCCGGCCTGAAGCTTCGGCCGGTCAGTTCGCAGGTAAGCCCACTCCGGGTCTTCGAGCTTCTTCTGCACGATAGCGTCGAATTCGGGCGTGAAGAGCCGCAAGCCGGTGTTGCCCCGTACATGTTCCTCGTTCAGCCACTTGACGTAGATGACGTTCGGAATGCGCGCGACGTGCCGTCCCCAGTCTCCATGCTGCTCATCGCGACGCGACAGCCTGTTCCATTCCAGGATCGGCGCAACGTCCTGGACATGCTCGATCGCGAGATCCTTGCCGTTGCTGTCGAGGTGAGGCCGGATTTGGATGCCGTCGATCATGACGTCTCCGTGACCCAGAGGGTGCCGGCTGTCGCGGTAACGAGCCCGTTGCTGGCCGCCTTGATCGCGGAAATGCTCTGACCGGGATTGACGATCACGTGCTCGATCACGTTGGCTGGGAGGAACGGATCGGACGTCGTTGCGGTCTGGGCGCCGTCACCGATGCGGAAACAGCAGGCCGAATCCGCGACCAGCCGGAGCTGCCAGGTTTCGGGACCGAACGGATTCGTAGCCGCCACGCTGCCGTCGAACGCGATGGTCTGGGTGGTGCCGATGCGGGAAGACGGATGCTTTGGAAAGAAGGACATTTCAGGCGGCCCTCACAGCAACGGAGAAATGCATCGGGATGGACGAGCCGGATGCGCCTGACGGAGTCAGCACGATCACGTCGTCCTCGTTGAGATAGGTCGGCGACGGGGGCACCGCCGAGAAAAGCTGGCCCGCCGCAGAGCCCGCCTGCGGAACTGCAAAGCTCGCAACGGTGCTCGAATTGACGGAGACCGCGAT